GTAGTATGAGGAGCCGGTATCAGGATTATCTTCGGGGAAATCTTCAAGTTGTACCGGTGTGCAAACCGCCGCAAAAACATTGTCAATTGTACCTTTTGCGAAATTTCTGATTCTCTGGTTGACAAAGATCTTATCCGGCATATTCTCCGCATTGACAGCTTCCAGCACCAATTTGTACGAAGAAATGTTGGGCACCTCTACAGTACTCCGTTTCAATATTTGAATATTCTTTGACATTTAGTAAAAAAGGTTGCCGTCTATTTCTTGTAGCTTAAACTCACCGCTAGTTAAAATCAATAAAATTATGGAAAACAAAACAGACAATAGTATGTATAGAGTTGGCGATATTGTTATCGGCAGCTCCGATCCAAGTAAGTCAGTATATTCAATTACCGGCACTAAAATAAACCCAGAGGGTGTTACACTATATGGTAGCGATAAAGACCTAACAGCTAGAGCCAAAGACTTGGCACGCTCAGCTGTTATGGCTGGAGGTATACCTATACCTATCACACAAGGAAATTCCTCCAGTCCTCAAAATAAAAAATTAAAGAAGAAAATTACTAAGCCTGGTAAACAAGAAGCATTCTCTAGAGAAGACTATATGGCAACTGTATCCCATGAAATAGGTAACTATACTCAATCAAACAACGCTCCACAAGAACCTGTACGTACTCAGTCAACTGTTCAGTTTGAAAATGATTTTGGTAAGATAAAGTCGAAAGTAGAAAGTATCGTAGAGCACGACCTTGCTTTCATGCTTGTATACTCAGACGAAGATTCAGTTGTTTTTGAACCCAAAGTAGGCGAACTGCTTGCAATACATATGCCTGATAAACGACGCATTGAAGTCTACTACCCAGGCGTTACTTTTGACTCGCCAGATAATTCTAAAAAGCTTATGATTCTATTTAAAGTGCCGGCAGAAAATCAAGAATAATTTTATGGAAAAAAATGGTATGCTAACAGAAAAGTCTTTAAGTGACTACGACAGTACAAAAAAAGCTGAATATTACGACGCAGAAGGGTTCAACGTAGCTGACGAACAAAATAAGCACAAACTCAACAAACCTGAACCACTGAACAACAATCAAGATACCAAAGAATAATTATGATTTCTCCAGATGATCCCCAGAGTTATTTCAAGATAGGCGACAACGGTAGAGATCGCTATTCGAATCCTTTTTACAATATACCTCTGCAGTACCTTCCGATGAATATCGAAGGTATGCTGCTTTGGGCTGAGCATTTCTTATATAGAAATGGTTTCTACAAACAGGCACTAAATCGTATTGCGAACTATTTTATCACTTCACTCTCGATTGAGTGTGACGACGAGGAAGCTAAGAAAGAATATAGGGAGCTGTTCGATAAGCTTAAATGGAAACAGGTCTGCTCAAAGGCAGGACTTAATCTACTGGCTTACGGTAACGAGTTTGTTACTGTGAACCAAGGGTTCTATAGGTATCTACATTGTCCTTCGTGCGGCAAGTCTACAAATATAGACAAGCTAGAAAACTACGGATTTCATAAAAATAAGTTTACCATGACTTGTTTGAAATGTGCCTATAAGGGTGAGCATAAGGTTGTAGATAAACCCGCCAATAGTGTAGATAAGATTCATATTGTGCATTGGCCTGCAAAAGAAATCAAGATACGTTACGAAGAAACGACTGGTGAAGCCGAATACTTTTGGGACATTCCTCAGCAGTACGCTAAGAAAGTAACCACTAAAAACAATAAATTCTACAGCAAGAAAACTCCCCAGATTGTTTTCGAGTGTATTTTTAATAAAACTATGCTGGCGTTCAATTCAAAGAACTTCATGCATCTTAAGTTAGATACACCCAGCACGATTAGAACAGATGGTAAAGCTATCCCGCCAAGCATGTTCATATTTGAAGATCTATTCATGCTGCAGACACTGAAGAGGTATAATGAAGTTATTTGTTTTGAAGATATTGCTCCATTCAGAGTAATTAGTATGGGTGACGGCACTAACCCAGCAGCCAACCCCTTTCTAAACCAAAGCGGTGCGGTATGGTCTAATGCGGTTGACTCCATGATCGAAGAACATAGGCGTGATCCAGGCTCCTACCATAAGTTTCCCTTCCCTATCAATTATCAGCAATTAGGAGGAGAAGGCACTAAGCTGGCACCAACCGAGATGATGGAATACGCAAAGAACGGTATTCTAAATGCTTTGGATGTACCTGTTGAGATGTTTCAAATGACCTTTCAGCAAACTGCTGCAGGGCCAATGCTCCGTATGTTTGAGAACGCCTGGAGTGTTATTCCTAGTAATTACAACATGCTGCTAAACCATATGGGTGAAGTGTTGGGTAATATTATGGGGCTGCCTAAGGCTAAGATATCCCTAATACCTATCACATTTTCAGACGACATGGAAAGAAAGTCTGTTATCGGTCAGCTTGTATCTGCGAATGCTATCGCCAGATCCGAACTGCTCAAACTGTACAACTTTGATTACGAAGATCAGGTTCGTAAAAAACTTGAAGAAGATCGTATTGCTCAAGATGTGCAGACTGAAGAACAGGAGAAACAACAGCTTGCGCAAGCCACTCAAGCCAATGTAATGCAGATGTTACAAGGGCAGCAGCAACAGGGACAGCAACCTGGTGGGGCACCTGCAGCAGGAGGCGGAGGGGGAGCCGGAGGCACTACTCCTCAAGAAGCGTTACAGCAAGCACAGCAAATGGCTCAGCAGCTATTTCCGCTTGATGGTGCACAGAGAAGAACCCAGCTGCAGCAGATCAAGGCGCAAGATCAAGATCTATACGCTCAAGTCAAAGCACAGTTAGATCAGATGGGTTCACAAGCTAAGTCTCAAGGATTACAGGGAGCTAAACAACAGGCAGCACAAACACCACAACAGTAATATTATTTTATGAATAAAAAATATAAGTGTATTGTTAGTGGTAAGACTATTCCAAGTGAAAGAGTCGAAGCGTTGCAGATGTTAGGCATACCTGAGAGTCGTTGGACTTGTGTGGAGCATGCATTACCTGTACCTAGAAAAGGTATTTACTTGGGTGAGGCAGGCACAAGCCAGTTACTTATTGTAGATAAGGTTTATAATGACTCTGTGCGTTCAGTGTTTCGAGGAGCTAAGAAAGAAGCGGCTAGCGACAAAGAAGAAGAAGATTTGGAATGCCCTACCTATAATGAGAAAGAATTAAACTACTACGCTTCCAACGATGAGCCTATAGAACCTGAAGAAAAAACTTAAATTAACTGAGCGACAGCCCGGTTGGTTTCGGCTATAATGAAGCTCTAGCCCTTATCTTTATACTATGCAAGAAACTGGTAATTCATCTTCTGACAATGTCATCACCTTACAAGAATTATTTGAATCGGTGACTGAACTAGAGAGTAATAGAAAAGTAACAGTAGCTGAGCTTGATAGTATGAAGATAAAGCTAGAGTCTAATGCCCTAACTGTGCAGGAACAGCTTAGAGGCCTAGAACGCTCCGTATTAGATATCAGAGACATGGCCCGAGACGCTAAACATATCAGTGTTGGTGTAGATGGTCAGAATGGTTTACGAGGGTCAATTGCAACCTTAACCAAAGATGTTAACAGTATGACTCAAGATTTTAATTTTTTACGTCAAACCGCAAACAACTACACTGAAACTAAAAACCTTTTACTGCGTCTTTTTGTCACATCTGCTGTGGCTGTTATTGTTCAGTTTGGTGGAGCTGTGTGGTTCGTCTCTTCTTTACATAGTAAACAAGAGAGTATACGAGAAGATCTCAACAGAGTTATTCGACACATAGATAAAATAAACGAAGAGCAGAGTAAGGGGTCACATATTTCAAAATAACTTGAAACTTCGACAATACAGTAACGAGCAAGGCGAAGTGCTTGGTTATATGTTCTTATGTCCTGGCTGCGGTAATCACCATACACCTAAGACATTAGCAGACGGTAAAGGATTTACCTGGGAGTTTAACGGCAGCGTGACTTCCCCTACTTTCTCTCCCTCGTTGCTAACTACGGATCAGGGAGAGGTCTGCCACTCTTTTGTGCGACAGGGTAACATACATTTTTGTACTGATAGTACACATCGCCTAGCAGGGCAAACTATAGAGCTACCCGACATTTAGTGTTCGAGCTAGACAACAGCTCTGCTAACTGCTAGAGTACCCATATGAAATTGGGTTCTAGTTTAATATTTATTATGGCAGGACTGATGCTGTCTGCTTGCGTCACTCGCAACAGGCGGCCTTTTTCTGCCCCGATAGCTGTGCCTCCTCCATCTCATGATACAAGCTCACTGGGAGGCAATATAGACGATATAGATAATTCTCTTAAAAAAGCATCGTCTGAAATTGACAGGATCAAGATACTTATAGACTCCATACCTGATAAGTAAGTATGAAAAAATACGTAATTTTTATTCTTGTTTTTTTATGTACTGCAATTTCAAAAGCAGACGATAAGAACTCTTTCAGTAATGAATTAAAACATAGATTGTCTTTTGAATTAACCAATCTGCAGATTTCTATGATGAATGCGAAGAATGAGATAGCTCAGCTTCGGGAGGATAAAGCTCATATAGATATTGATCTCAGAAATATGGAAAATTGGGGTAAAGAGCAAGAGCAGCAGAAAGATGACTATTATACGCAAGTCATAGAGTCCAATCAGAAAACTGCCGATCTTCAAGCTCAGGTAGATGCTGAGAAAGAAAAAGGTAAAGCCACACTTTTAAAATATCGTAAAGTTAAAGCAATATTGGGATACATTTTTGGGGCAGTTCTAGCTTACCTGTATACTAGAATAGGTGCATATGTATTAACCTCGCTAGCTACGACACTGATAGGTCCCTGGGCGGCAGTATTAAGATTTGCTGGACCTATGTTAGCTTTTGCTGCAGGCAACATCATCATCAATATATTCTTTTAAATATGTTTGGAAAACTATTAAATATCGCTAAAACCGCAGCATCATTTTTACAAAGTGGGGTTGCTCCTCCTGGAACTTCTCCAGAGCAGCAGCAAGAGATGGAAAACACCAACCATCTATCCTCTAAAAAATTCTTCATAACTTTTTCAGGGTTTGTCATTCTCGGTGTTTTTTACGCCTCGAGCATAGCTGTACTTTTTAGTCTCTGCAAAAATCCTGAACTCACGGTAGCTTTTTCAGCTATGTTCGCTAAAACAGTTGAAGTGTTTGCAACCATCATGGC